CTTGCGTCAATACCCATTTCAATTGCCTTGTAGACCTGACCACCTGGGCCACAACCTATATCTAACATAGACTTGACGCCTAGTTCATCTCTAGCAAATCTTAATACACCTTCATCTGTGTGTGTTCTATTTTTATGTCCACCTAAGTGGTGTGGTAATGGTTCGTTCATTGTACTAACTCCTGTAAGTAATCAAATATCATACTATCTTTAAATTCATTCTCTCTAAATTCTGTGTGGCACATTTCATTCCACCACTCTCTCATAGTATTTTCATCACTATAATATATATCATTAATTTTAGATAGGTCTGTATTACCTAACTTATAACCAAAGTTTGCTTTTGTAGTAAAGCAAGGTATGCCTAACATTGTTAATTCAAATATAGATGTGCTGTTGTCTAATACTGCACAATATAAAAGTGGTGCTAAATCTTTAAGAGACATATGTTTAGCGACCATAGCGTGCCTCTTAGGCACATAATCACTCATAGGGTGAGGTTTGACTATGATCTCTCTATCTGTATGTTTTCTTATTTCTGCGATACTCTTTTCAACAAACTCAGGGCCTGGCATTGTACTAGTAGGATCATTTTCTAATCCTGTCATTATTACTATCTTGCCACTTTTATTATTCTTCCATCTGTGATGATAAAATTGTTGTGTTAATTGTTCTTTGTATTTAGCATTATCTAATATAAATTGTTCTAATCTGTTCTCACTTAGAGGTGTACAAAATTTAGCAAGTCCATATGTCCAGTGATTAAGACCCATACGATAATATTTTGGGCTCTCATCTTTCCAGTGTTTGTTGCCTGATATTGCTTGTCGGCATCTACTCATTGTTGCTGTTTCAAACACTATAACTTTCTTATTATATAACTTAGCAATATTTACAAATAACTTATTTACTTCATTGATAAATGCTTGTCTTCTTGTATTTGTTTCAGGATGCCACTTTCTATTTTTATCGTCACTATCCCATGTACCAAACAAACAAATTGCATCTGAGGTTTGTATATTCCAAAGATCACCATAAGTTAACATTGTATTGTTATGATATTCTTTTTCATGCTTAACAGGTATTTGATGAAACTCTATTAATCTCTCTTTTTGATTTGTAAGAGCATGATGTATGCTTTGACATACACTTTGAGTTCCTACTATTGTAAGTTTCATTTAGGTATCCTATCGTGTGAGATATGAGTATGTGCTCTTGTCATTGCTTTATCTTCTCTTTCATTTATCATATAACCTTCAATATGTGTGTAACCATTTTGTCTTGCCCAATATACTCTTTTATTACCAGAGTGTACATACAAACCTGGTTTAACTTTACCATCTACTACATGAGGTAAATTTTTTCTTGTAAATCTTTCTAACACCCAATCATGTTCACCTGTTGATACTGATATAGGATATTTCATACCATGTTTTTTAAAACTATCTTCATACCCAAACTCTTTCATTCTTTTTTCTAACCACTCATCAGGCGGAATACATATTAAATCTTTTAAAGCAAATTGTTCGACCTTATATTTTTTTAGTAAATCAGGATATTCATTTGCAATTAGTATCTTCATATTCTAATCTCATTTAAATCTAATTCGATACCTTCAAGTTCGTCAGGTTTACCTTTTGGATAATCAGGATATATTCTGTATTCTTCACCAGTAGTATCTGATTTGCAACCTGCAACTAACCAGTCCCATTTAAAGTCACCTTGTATAACAAAGTCATTTATTACTTCGTATCTGCCATCTGGTAGTTTTAGTTCTAGTTCTTGTCTGCACTCGTCCATACTTCTATACCAACCTTCTAATTGAAAAGTTGTTTGTGTTTCAACAGGACTATGCCCTATGAGATATGCTAATATTAATATTTTAAAGTCTTGCATAACCAGCCTTTGCTACATAGAAAGCATCAACCACATCTGTCACTGGATTATTAAGTTTAGATTGATCAAACTCTTTCATTAAATCTATCTTTGTATCTTTTACAAATTGTTCATACATTTTTAATTTATCTGCATTGCCTTTACCTGTAGCATTCTTCTTTACTTGACCAGGCACAATACTATCAAACCTCTTATTTAATTTATATAGTTTATGTTTTAATGTTCCCATATTTTCTGCAAGATTAAACACTAACCCTTTACTACCAAACGAGTAACCTTCTATAAAAATATTGTGAATACTAGTACCAATAATAGAAAGCGCCCAATCGGATATCTGGTCGTGTCGCTGTGTCTCGGTGGTATAGGGTAGATGTAGTCTGCCATTTATTTTACCATTATAAAAATCACCTTCATATTTTTTCACATTTGTTAAATAATATATTTTACAATTATCAAATTTAAACGATCCTCTACAAACACATATAGCAGGACTAGTTAAACTATAATCAATTCCAATCGTCTTGTTCTTCTTCATTATTTAAAAACTCTGCGTCATCTTCATCAATCGAAGCGTCACCTCCACAGAAAGGACAAGTAGTAGGTTCTAAATCTTCATTCTCCCACTTAATGCTATATTCTTCCTCACAATGAGGACATTTGTGCTTTGTACTATTCATTAGAGTTTAAACTTTTTAAATTCTGTAAACCTTTACTATTTAACCAGTGTTCAGTCCAAGGTAAAGGATTAGTTTTAGTTTCATACTTTGATTCAAGTCCTATTGCTCTCATTCTTCGATTACAGATAAACTCTACATATTGATGTAATAGTTTTTCTGATAGACCGATCATAGAACCTTGACTAAACAAATAAGTCGCCCAACGCTTCTCTTCGTTAAGTGCTTCATCATAAAGAGCATAGACTTCTTTTTCAGTATCTTTAATTACTTTATTCATCACTTTATCATTTTCAAAATTTCTATAGCTGTTTATAATTTTTTGTGATACACCTAAATGCTGACTTTCATCTCTAGCAATAAGTGATAGAATCTTAGCAGAACCTTCCATAAGTTTAAGTTCACCAAATGCAAATGAACAAGCAAATGATACATAGAATCTTAAACCTTCAAGTATGTTAACCGTAATTAGTGCTTTCCATAATGCCTTCTTTAAATCATATTCACTAACACTCTTGTACGTATTACCATCAAGTTGATATTTGTAACCTAATTGAATTAAATTATCATATGTTTCGGTTACAGATTTCGCTCTCTTCTCTATTTTTTCGTCTTTGATTATGTTGTCAAATACTTCACCAGGTTGTGAGTATAAGTTTTTAATGATGTAGGTATAACTTCTACTATGTATTGTCTCCATAAAATCCCAGGTTACAATACAACTTTCTAATTCAGGTATAGAAACAAATGGTAAGAAAGCAAGACAAGGTCCTCTACCTTGTACACTATCTAACATTGTTTGATACTTTAAATTAGATGTAAATATAAATTTCTGTGCCTCTGATAATTGAGCATAATCGTTTCTATCTTTTTGTAAAGATACTTCTTCTGGTCGCCAGAAATAACCTAATTGTTGTTGAGTTAGTTTATCAAAGATAGGATATTTAAATGTATCATATCTTTGTACTGCAAGATCAGGACCAAAAAACATTTGCTGTTTTGTTGCGTCTAAATTTTTGTCTTTGTTAAATACGGTTTTCATTTTAGTGCTACTTTAACTCCTACTGCTGTTGCAATCACATATCTCATATTTTCGGTTTTGCCTAATTGTGGCGTATGTTGTAAATGTGAGGGCCAAATGTACCAATGATTAATTTTTGGTTTAATAGACCAAAAAAAGTTATCATCTTCAAACAATGTTCCTCTATTACTATGATTTAAATATATTATACCAGAGTATTCTTCAATCTTCTCAACATTAGTGCCTCTATTATTCACATGATCATGCCATGTAAAATCATTCAACTCGGTAGCAAAATACGACCAAGCCTTCTCATAAACTAATTGATAATCTTTTTTTAAAAATGATTTAAGTGCTTTATAAAAACTATTTCTAAATACACCTACCTCATCATTATTAAAAAGCATATTATCTGTTTGACTTTTGGGATGTTCACACTTTGGATGCTCTTCACAGCACTTGTTTGTCTCAAAGTATTTATTTATAAAACTAATTGTTTTAATAGTATCTTCAGGATCTATATTATGTTTTTCAAACCAAATCATTTATCTCGTTTT